TCGATTTTTCAAAGTCAACAACTGGAGAGAAAGATATAGATGCATCCCCGACCTCATCTTCAACAGCTAACCCGTTTATCAATAAAGATTTTGCAGTTGCTGCTCCAGAAAGAACTAAGTCATTTACAAATGAATTTCCAATAGCTATTTTATCGACAACCAACGTATGACATATTGCCGCGATGTGCAAACCTTCTTGCATTTTGCCTCCGTCATTAGCTATGTTAAAATTAGTCAATGATAGGTTTTTAACATTTACATCGTAAATTTTAACTAAAGCGGGTTGATCTTCGTTATCATCAATATTGCAGTTAACCCCGTCAATCGTTAAGCTACCAAAAGAACTTTTGCCGAATAAATCAGTATTCTGTACTTCGATTAAAGGAAATAATTTATTGAACGCAGGATTTTGACCTTGTGAAAAATCGTTCCTTATAATGTTCTTAAGGCTAAGGTCTTTGAATGTTCCAGAAAAACTGAAGTAAGAAAAATATTGAGTAAAGTTAGTAGCTTCGGTAACTTCTACGTTTATTCCATCAATACTTATCCTTCCGAAATTTCCAGCCCCCGGATTAGTACATTCCATGTTTCCACCCCTTAGATTATCGGCTATCAAAAAGAAATCTTTCGTATTTCCTTTGATATTTGTAATTGAAACGTTATCGATTAAACTTGTTCCGGATAGCATGCGTATTCCTTTTGCGCCACCATCTAATATCGTCATGTTGTTTATGGAAACATTCGTAATTGCCCCGCCTATATTCGGGCAGTCAGCGGTTAACCCTTCATCGGCATTCAAAGCGATGCCGTCGTCACCTGTTTTTAACTGTATGTTGTTGATAACTATATTTTCACATGGGCCATTAAAATGAAACCCGTCTTTGTTATCTATGTAATTAGTTGTACCTACATCGATTTTACTTCCGTTGATATAGATGTCCTTACAGTTCATTATCGAATTGGTGAACTCGCTTGCATAAAGATAATCCCCTCCTTCGAACACTATTCGCTCTACTCCGGCCAAACGGAAAGCGCCTTTGAAAGTAAGCAACAATGTGGGATTGCGCGGAGCCTGATTTGCCGCGTTTAAGTTAAATACCCCACCGCCTCCAAGTATTGCGATGTTTTTATCTAACCGTGCGCCAGAAAAAGCAAAGTTAAAATTCCTAAACATGTCCGTATTTGTGCCGTTGGCTAGGATAAACCCGCAATCATCCAATAGAATTATTACAGTGTTTGAATGCACCGTTAAAGCACCGGTCTTATACTGGCCGTCGACTACAACCGTTAAAGGCTCGGTGATTGCTAAGTCCAAAACAGCTTGTATAGCTGCAGTGTTCAACGTTCCTGCTATTGCACCCACCCCTTTTTCAATTCTTAACTCCCCAGCATCGCTAACACATCCGTTATCCGAAAGGTAAACAACTTTACTTTTTATACCCTCTACAATAGCATCTATTTGCTCTACCAAGTCATAAAGTGCATTTACCGAATCCTTTATTTCATTGGCATCGGCAGAGAAAAACTTACCATCTATGGTTTGCCCGTTGTTGCTTACTTTATTTTCGTATGTAATCTTTGACATGTTATCCTATTTTAACAGTTAAAACTTGTGTTGTTCCTGTAGGCTTTGTTAAGCCGTTAATTATCCCGTTCGTGCAATCTGGCGCAAAACTTTGCCATGTAAAATCATAACCCGTCCAATCTATTCTAACGTTAATAGGGGAATTTACGCCAACTATAGCGCCCGAAACATCTAACGTCCACCCATCATCATCGTTACCGTCAAAATCGCTATCTGAAAACGTTAAAGGCTCTAATCCTCCTAATTTTGCTACTGGAGTTGTTAAATCGTTCTTGTACCAATACTCTGTATTCACTCCGCCCGAAATACTTCCGCCATCACCTGACAATGTTCCGCCAAAATTAACTAAAAAAGTATCGCCTTTTCGCCTGAACTCGCTCGGTATATACGACCCAATTTCAGCAACATCTTGATATGGCCTATAAAGATATACGCCCCCCTCTCCGTCCGTATAGTATTCGTACTTACCAATAACTGGAAATTTACCCGTAGAACCGAAGCCCTTTGATATTGGTAATTGTTTTGATGGATTATATACTGACATGCTAATATGAACCTACATAAAAAACCTCGTTATTTGCTTTACCAGGAGCGGCGAAATAAAAGAACGTTCCATCACTCAAAGATAATAATTGTTTTGGATATACTGGGTTGCCAACAGAACTGTCTGGAGCAACAACGGCAAAAGATGAATTTGAACTAAAAAGGTAGAGAGGATAATCAAAAGTAACTGGAGTGGCTGGATTTGTTCCCTCTTGTCTATATTGTAAATATATAGACGGTATCGGGCTATTTACCCTATTCCCCTCAATTGGAGCTGGCGGTGTAACCGCGTCCACTCCTTTATAAAATGTAATAACCACATTTCCATATTCCGATGTTCCAACGGTCTCTTCGTCTTGTTCTGTGATTTGCGCCCAAAGGTCAATAGGCGGATTTGCGCAGTATCCTATTGAGTTTGCGTTCGCTCGACCGTCTAAATTAAATTGAGTTAATCCAGCAACCCTTGCGGCTTCCGCCGCCGATGGGTCAACACCTGTATATGTTCTTGAAAAAGGAACACTAGTGCCGTATTGCGGGCTAATACAACCCTCTTTATAAAACACTCCAGTATTGTAAGCATACGATAAGGCCGCATCCTCTTGAGTGGTTACATCATAACTATCAGATACGCCACCTATTGTTAAAACGGCACTAGTCAAAGTTAAATAACTTGCGCTACTCATTAATTTTACACGAACTTTATCTCCGTTAGAAATTAATCCGTCTAAATTAGTGTAAGCGCCACCGTTAATTGAATAGCCAATACCCCCGCTAATCGAGATAGGAACTGGCTCCGTAATCCCTGCAACTTCAATCTCATTGCTTTCATATTCCGTATTCCTTAAAGCCGAAGCAATATCTACAAAAGTGAACGAATTTGGTGTAGTTGATTTTAATTTAAGTGTTACTGTTGGAACTGCTGACGTAAAATATATTAAGTCTAGCGTAACGTAGTAATCAAATAGTCCAATCGTATATTTTGCCCGCCATACAAAGTCTGGAATATCTCCAAAATTTATATCATTGTTTTCCCACTTATTAAAATCCGTAGTTCCAACTGGAACGATTATAAATAAATAATTACCAGTTGAAGACGGCGTAAAGTTGAAAGGTATTGATAATGCTAACGGGTCTATTAATTTGCTGAATTGCGGAACTAAATTTTCTTCATCACCGAACGGGTCTGTATTTCTAAATCCAAATTGCGCAATCTCTTGCTCGTTTTCGTCTGGATTTAAAGCGCCATCGCCTAATAACGTAGTGGTGTAGCCAACATTTGTATTGACCGCTGCGCTAATACCTCCATTTTGTATGTAAGCATAGCCTTTAAGTTCGAAATTAGATATATCGGTAAACTTTGAGGCAAAACGAATACCAATTCTATCCCCTGACATGAACGCGTTTAAAATGGTCGTTTGATTTGCTTGTGCCGATGTTATCAGCATTTGCGCATTAAGATTTACAGTCCATCCTTTCAATCCTGGAATAAAAGATTTCCAACCCCCTGCGTCAACAGGAGAAGCTGGACGCATATCTGCATCAAAATTAATCTCACAAGAAGTTTCACAGGCGATAAAATTTCCGCTTATCTCTAACCCTATGATATTTCCAGAAAGTTTATTTCCTGCCATTTATGCTTATTCTAATGCGTAATTAACTCCATTCTGTTTAACCTCTAATGATAATTCATCGTCCCTAACCTCTACGCATGTTAATTGTATGGTGTTAGTTTCGGTATTCCAATTCGATTTTAAAGGTAAGAATTTTTTACCATCTAATGTTTTGATATTATATATTTCCGAATAAGTATAATTCTTAGCGTAAATTGAACCCTCGAACATTATTGATGGCTTATACCTATTTCGCATTATCGCTTGGCTAGTCATGTTTGTTAGCGTAACCGATTGCGTTTTAGCGTCACTAAAAAACTTTTGCGCGCCCGCTTCTCCGTATTCTGTCATGTAGGAAGAAACATAAAATCCATTATGAGAACTGCTAATATTTAGGGTGTATTCCTCTTTAGCTGTATTCTTGTTATTGGTTAATGTAGCTTCGTATTTATCATTTGCTTTTGGGACATTTATATAAACATCGTCGAATTTAATAACACATTCAGTTGGAATGAAAAATGAAATTTTAATAGCAGGAGCATTGGTTTGTCCGATTGGCAAAACCGCAGGTACTATTAACGGAACATTTTGGAATTTATTAAAATCTATTTGCGCAACATCTAATAATTTTAAACCTTCAACGGTTATTGGTACTAAGGCAACAAAGTCTTTAGTCCAAAATCCAAATTCATTCAAATACCAAATATCGCCGTCATTATCGTAAAAGCTCACTAGGTAAGAAAAAACGTTTGCATCCCATATTATAAGCCCATCGCCATCAACCGGAAAACCACTAACGGGCATGAACTTAAATCCTATGTTCATTGTTTCGTAAAGCACGTCACTATCAATCGGCAATGGCGAAATCATTTCAAAATACTTTCCGTTATCATTTCCGCTTATTACTTCTACGGCATTGCCACGATCAGAATAAATACTAGGTACAGAAGAAAATGAACTACCAGAAGTATCGCCGTTCAATTCCCAAAATACAGGCTTATCAAGACTTACGCTATCCATATTTCCATTAGGTAATATGTTTTCCCTTTCATCTTGATTATATGTTGTGGTAACCGTTTTTAAAGCAGGTAAAACTGTCAAATTAGCGTCTTCCTCAATAAATGAATATTCCAACATAGCCTCATTATCTTGAACTCCGATAATTTGCCTATTTACATCAACTTCTCTTGTGGTGATTGATAATGGATCTAAATTCGCCTGTATTTCGTTAATCGAATAAACTCCACTAACCGCATCGTTTATCCTAAATATTTTCCATACCCCATTATCTTGAACTATCCTGCATTGCAAAGATTTTAACAGACCCTCTAAAATGTAATAGCAGTCTTTATAAACGTAATTCCCATCTTTAAGCTCCGAAAAGCCATCCCCAAAAGGCGACCATCTGATCGACCCGCTAAATAAATCGTCCTCTAAAGGAAACTCATCATTCGTTAATGTGTTTGTCCATTGTACAGGCAATGGATTGCCTAGATTATTACTATAAAAAAGTATTTCTCTGATATAGTTTATAATATTTCTATCAAGTCCAGCCCCGCTAATCGGGTCGTACGGAATGCCGTCCAAAAGGTAAAGCCCGTCGGCTGCATTTATGTTCACCTCAAATGGTGCTGCTTGGAAAATCTGTATAATTCCATCGGCAACCATAAAACCGCTAAACTTCAAAGCGTTTTCAATATAGAATTTAACTGTAAATTCCCTATCGGGCGCGGTTTGGAGTTCTAAAATATCAATCGGTAAATCTTCTGTTTGATAGAAAGATATTGCCGCCTTTGTGTTTACAACAGGATCGTATGGGTTGTCGGAACAATCGCGTGAAAGTATACATGCCTTTTCTGAAACACCGCGTAAAATCTTAGCGTCCCCATTCCAATCCACATTACCTATATCAACCCTGCATTGTTGGTTAAACCCGTCTCGATACTGAACGCTATACTTAACCCCCATTACGTGCCTCTCTTTCTTGAACGATTAGCCCTATCTAAGACAATAGCTAAGTCTTGACCTGCTATCTTGGTGGTTAACTGTCCAAATTCATTTACTTCCACTCCAGTAACAACACCGTTAATCGTTTGCCTACCGATAATAGAAGCCGCGTAAGCTAATGCGTTAGTGCGTTCCATTAAAGCAGTTTGTTTCTTTTCTTCGGCTAATTGTTGTTCTTGAAGTTGCGCTTCTTTTTTGGCTTTTTTAGCACCAAAAAGACCGCTAAGACCTCCAATCAAACCGCCTATAGCCGCCCCAATTGGCCCCGCTATTAAGGCTCCGCTTGCCCCTCCACTCAATGCGCCCCCTATTGTTTTAGCAGCTCCATTCCCTTTTTTGCCACTAACACCCAACCCTGAAATAATAGTCCCTAAAACGCCTGTAGCAGCCAATCCCAATTCTTTTAAATCAACCCTTGCGCCATTAACAAAATCCTTAAAGGCGTTCGTTAATTGATTTCTGAATAATTCGTTAAATGTGTTAGTGAAAGATGTTCCCAACTCAAGAAATACACCTTTGCCTTTGGCTCCGATATTCTCTAAAGAAAAAAGGAAATTATCGGCAGTTCTTTGCAAGGCTCCGTCGATTTGTGCCGACCAATCCATCGCAAGTTTTGGGATGGTTACGTTTTTCTCTGCCGTGTTTAATTTTGACGGAGACGCGCTTCTATTTTTGCGTATTAAATCACCGTCTTTAATTGTATCAAATACAGAAAGACTTGCCCCAATGTTTTCTAAATTACCACCTCTCTTTTTAAGGTTGTCGAATAATTCATTCTGTACCTTTTGAAGATTTTTAACGGCATCAGATGCTTTATTAAATCCGTTGTCGATTAGGCTTTTTATTGCCTTTTGGTAATCATCAATGTTTTTAGCTTTTTGCTCATCGAATGTTAGTCCAAATTCAGTTGCTGTTTGATCTAAATCAATTTTTAATTCGGCTAAAATATCGGATAAAGACTTTAATTTCTTACCTGTTTTATCTTCTTTACCTGCGTCAATTCCAGTAACGTTCGTAACTGATTTTCTAGCTACAGAAGTTTGATTTATTTCTTTTTCTAAGCCGGATATAATTTTTGTATTCTTTGCAATATTCGCTACGTTCTTATCTCTTTCGGCTGTAGTTTTTTGCAAATCAATAGCCGCCAAAACTGCATCCCTACCGGTATCGGTAATTAATCCGTCACTATTAAACCTAGCAGCATTGGTTTTTTGTTGTAAATCAGAACGTTCTTTTTGTATTTTAAAAGCCGCTTCCTCTTTTTTAATCTGTGCATCAAGACCTTTATTCCTAATTTCTAATTGTGTATTTTCCTTAGAAAGTTCGGTTATTATATCGATCCTTGCAGCCGCTTTTGCAACCGCAACTATATCAGATTGTAATTGTTGATAGCCCTTAGATACTTTGCCTAATGCGATTTCTTCTGCAGTAAAATTCTTGAACGTGTCGGGATATTGCTCCTGTAATTGTTTGGCCGCTTTTATCCTTTCGTTCATCGGCAATAGAATATTTTGCGATGCTTGATAAAGCAATTTCAATTCTATTCCCTCTTTTTGAGCAGATATTGTTCCGTTTATTTGCGCGCGCTGTGATGCGTTCAGTGATTTTACATATTCATCTAATGCTTTTCTTGCATCATCGGTTGTTTTTTTCTTTTCTTCATCTGCCTTTGATGCTTTTTGTGACCACATGGTATAAAAAGTCCATGCGGACGTAGCAAGGGAAACACCCAAAGAAAGTAAACTAACAGGGCTTAAGATACTGCTTACGGCGCCTTTTAGAATATCAGTAGACGTTGCTGTTTTACCCTGTTCTGCATAAGCTATTTTAACTTGCGCCGCATATTGGGCGTAGTTAGCCGTTAATTGCTGAATGTTGTTGCCAACACCTATTATCCCAAATGGAGCATCTTGGATAATTCGATTGAACTCTGTTGAAACCCCATTAGCGCCACGAAAAGCAGAAGCATAATCGCCGATCCTGCGATGGCTATTGCCTAAGGTAGTGTCGAATGCTTTTAACTTATCATTTAAGGCTTGATATTGGTTTATTTGGGCAAGAATAACAGGATCGGTTGATGTAAACCCATCTTTAGCCGATTTTATAGACCTACCTAATTGAGTTAGGTTTTGTTGTGCTTCATCGTAAGAACCTGCAACAGCTTTGTTTGCGGCGCTCATCTTAACCGCTTCGTTGATATAGGATTTGATTTCGTTCTGAACGCTTGCAAGACTATTCCCCGCCTGCTTCATGGCGTTCAAATCTTCGGCTTTGAATAGGTCTAATTTAAGTCCTTTAGCCTGTTTTTCTAGTCGTTCGAGTATTCCGATTAACTTATCGGGTTCATTGCCTCCTGTGCCTGTAAAACCTACTTCTATTTCAAACTTTGCCATGCTTCTTCAAATTCTTTTAACAATTTCAAAGCCTCCGCTTCGTTTCGGATAGGCAAGATTAAATTCTTATTGTCGATTAACGGTATTTCCTGTAATTGTTCTGGAGTGATTGCCTTTTTAGCGCCCATCCCAGCAAAGTTTATTATATCAGCCCTTAGCGTTCTAAATTTATCCTGTTCATCACATTCTTTTTCATGCATGGCAAGAGCCATGTCTGAATAATCATTTAAATTAAGGCAATGGACTTGTTTTGGAGTTAGCCCCCATTTGTATCCATCGGTTATAATTTTAGCTAAGCTGATTGCTTTTTTTTTACCACTTTAGCTGCGCCTGGGTTTTTCTTCTTTTCAGCTTCGGCATACATTTCATTTATCTCATCGTACCTATCGCTGATAGATTTACCCTGCAAAGTCGAAGCCCTGTAGCTTTCTGCAATTTTTGTGGCCGTTTCTTGTGGTTCATCGTTTAGCCAATTCCAAAACTCGGTCAATGTAAAAGGCAAATCCAAACTTTCATCTTCGTTTTGGATCCAATTCTGCATCGCGCAATAGGTAAGGGCAAGCATAATCTCTTCCTTGTCTACGGATAAGAATATTTCATTCATTTCCATATCAAGGCGCTGCTCTGCTAATCTAAAGGCACGAGTACCCCAAATAAGCCCATAAGTCCCCTCACTTTTTTTGGTCTTTACGTTTAATTGCATTTTCTATTTGTTTGGTCGTTGGTTGTTCTTTTTGGTCTATCCTAACTTTATCGCGTACAATCATGCAACCACAAGGCGCAATGGTCGTATACGATACATACCACGCGCCCTCAAATAGCTTTATGATTTGCCTAATTGTCATTAGGTAGTTATTGGAGTTTCTTCAAAAGTTAAAGCGCCGTTTCCGCTGATTTCTAAATCATAGGTGGCTTGACCCTCTTCTGGAGCGTTTTGAGTGAATGAAGTTAAAATTCCAGTTCCCTCATAAACAAAAATGCTGGCGTAATTGTAATCGGTTGTACGGATGGTCTGGAATGTCATTTCAACATTCGGGTCGCCAACAACCATTAAAGTAGCAATATCGCTATTATCAATAAATCCAGAAACAGCATCGGCAAAAGATTTTGCTGTTACAGAAACATTCCAGTCTTTGGTGTCAACGGTACGGGTAATCCATGCCGCTTCATTGGTAGACTGTTCTTCGGTCGGCTTACAAGGCTCGTCCTCCGTTGTATTGATGATAATGTTTAAAGTAGCATCGGTCTGGCATCTAATGAAGTTCCCGTTTACTTTAACGCCGATTAATTTACCCTGTAATACCATTTTTTATTTTATTTAAAATTGTTTCAAAATCATTGTTTAATTCGCCGATTATATTAAGCTTAACGCGCCCTAACATTTCGGCTTTAAAAGCAACCAATATTCCTGTGTCGCCTTTAAATATCCCGTCTACACTTCCTTTGCATTGCCCAACTACATCATAAAGACCCTTAATACTAACGATCATCGTTCTTTTAGCTGTTTTATCCGGCTTAACATCAAACTCCATATCCATGTGCGCTTCTCTTGCGCAAGACCATCCGTTTTGGTTGCAAATAATCAAACTTCCTGCCCCTATCATGCTAATGAGAAATCAAAATTATAATCAAATCCTACGTTAACATCATAAATCACTGTTCTGCTTACCCAATTTTGGAACTTAACCACCCTCCTGTCTACGGATTGAGTGGTTGTTTCCAATGGCAAATCCAAACTTTCAAGTATTCGAGTATCCTTATTGTAAAAATCTGGAATAGCAACCCCGTTCCTAATTATACTTATTACAATTTCTTCTATATTATCAACAACTTCAGTATTAGAATAGCCCTTTGCGTTTATATTAAAAATCTGTATATCGCAAGTGCATAGCCATTCAAAATACGTTAATTGGTAAAATTCACTTTCATTTTTTGCGTTGGCAGTTTCGTTTTTAGTTTGGTTAGTTATCAGTAAATATTGTTTAGGAATTGGCGTTACCGTTTTCGGCATTCGATCCTCCCAAACCTTTAAACCCGTTGCAGCCTCAAGCGCATCTATGTATGCTTTTCGAATGTATTTATTTGGATTTAAAATAATCATTTAGCCGTCTTTCTAGTTCTTCAATAATACCGTACCATTTAGCAAAAAACGCAGGAAACAAATATGGTTGAGGTCGAGTAGTTCCGAGTCCGTTGACGAAAAATTCCATAGCAAATTCTTCTTGGCCTTGCGGAACTTCAACAAAATCACCCGTTCCAAATTCATAATACGGAGCAATTCTTAAGCTAAATCCAACCGCCCATCCCCCGTCTACCTTTGTAACATATCCACTTGCTTTTATTTCACTTGGCGCTCTTTGTACTGCGTCAGCTAAAACATCATCACAAATCTTTTTCAACTCTTCCATTAAGAGTTTATCCGTATCTTCTTTTAACCGCCTTAACTGCTTTATTACCTTATCCAGTCCATTTACTTTGACAGCGCACATAAAATACTTATAAAAGTACAGGGTTCATCTAATTTAACAGGCTCTCCCATTATCGTATACAAAGCATCGTTGAATTTAATCTTCATAATCTTTGTAGGAAAAAATCCATTTCTATTTCTTATTACGAAATAGATACTTTCGTCAAAGTTTGTAATTCCAGCTTGTATAACTAACGGATTGTAAGGATTAACCCTATCTTTTCCAGCCCATGTACTTAGTAAAACAGTATCTTCTACCGTTGTTCCACCAAAACCATCGTCCGTTCCTGCCTCAAGCACAAAATGAATCTTGTGAACCATTCTACCAGGATCGTAACTGCCTGTTTTTTTTTCGTATGGCTTAATCATGTTAGAAAGTTGGTGAACGTCTAAATTGATTTACCATTACTTGAATATCCAATGGCAATGTAACGCCGTAAGCATCTTTGTTGGCAAAGCAATAGGTTATATACTTATAACAAGCCTCAACCAATGGTTGATAATCGTCCGGTATTTCATCAAATCCAACAGTTGCAGAAACTAAATCTCCATCTTTACCATAAACGGTTACGCTTAATGGGTAAGATTTTGTTTTTAATTCGGTATCGGTAAATTCAATCGGATAATCGCAAATATTCAAAGAACAACTGTTAAGTTGGTATTCTCTTTCTCGTTCATAGAGCAACACATTTGTATATCGCTCAATTGCAGCTACGGAGGTTTTAATTAACCTAGTAATCTCTGCGTCCCTATCGGGATAGTCAACTACTAGGTTAAGTTTTGCATCAGCTAATGAAATTACGTCTAATGCATCCATTATATTCTATGTTGCTGCTGTGAACAATCTTAAGAACGCTTCTGGATAGTAGATTGGCAATGCGATACGACCCTCAAGTCTAATCGTTACCATGTTTTTCTCTACGTTATCCTTGTTCTGATCGAAGTAACCGATTGTCATCGATTTACGTTGGAAAATGGTTGTACCTCTTGCGAAATCACCTACCAAACCTTGACCCGAAGTAAACACGTTAGACCAGAAGATTGGAACACCAGCAATTCTCATTACGCCATTAGCGTCAAGAACCATTGGGTAAGTATAAACTTCCTCTGTTGACTTGTTAATCAAAATCTCCATGTATTGTACTGGAGAAATGAATACTGCAGTAGTGTTACGCTTACGAGTTACTACTTGGAAAATACCAGCTACAATTTTATCAATCGCATTTGATGCAGAAGTCACTTCGTTTGGAGACATTCCAAAAGGTAAAGTCTGTAAAGATGCTTGATACCAAAGACCTAAAAGGTTTTCGCCAACTCCGTTACCTTTGAAGATTTGTAAATCTTCAGCGTCTAAGTATGCTTTTGGCAATTCGTAAGCAATCCATGCACGGAAACCAACAACATCATCTAATAACTCATCCGGCACGTCAAGCAAACCTGCAATTTTACGTACAGGGGCTTCTTTAACCGTAGGAATATATCCTAATGATGGTTTTTGTGCGCCAACGGCTACAGTACCAAAACCAGCGGCTTCAGGATCAATAACGTATTGGATGAACTTGATTAAGTTACTTGTGGTAGGCAATACAGGAATTACGCTTCTTGCGTGAATTTCATCATGACCAGGGCCTACAATTGGAGTGAATTGCGGAGCAACACCACCAGTAGGAACACCCATCGCTTTCAAAGCTTCACCTTCAATTTCTAAATTGAATTTCTCACGTTGACCAGCAAAGAATGATTTAATCATTTCCTCACCTTCAGGCGTAGAAAGCTTATCGGTAATGTGGTCAGAGAACCCTTTCATGCGTTCGTTAATCTCGCCAATCTTAGCGCGTTTCAACATTGCTTCAAGGTCTTCTTTTAAGACACCGTTTTTAGTTGCAAATTCAGCTAGGGCGTCATCATTTGCTTTTTTCAAAGCAGCCAATTCGTCTTCGCGTTCTTTTTGCATTTCTGCCATTTTAGCTTCAAAAATAGCTCCCGCTGCTTCTTCCGCTTTTTCTTTCATTTGAGCCTCTTTATAGGCTTCTAATTGCATTTCGTACTTAACCTGCTCTCTAGCATCCAGAGCCTCGTAAGCCGCTTTTGACAATACTTTGAAATCTTTTAAATTCATGTTTTTAATGAATAAGTGAATAAAAATTACCTTTAACCTCTTCGCTCTGGAGCTTGTCGGCTTCTTCTTTAACTTGAGTAATCTCATCGACTTCCTCAATATCTTTTCTTTGGATGTTATTACCTGTTACGGGGTTGCTTCCAAATATTACTAAACTACTTTCTCGAACGTTCTTAGCTTTTTTGATAATAAAAAACATATATATGTATTCAAAATCATCTTTGTTGGCTATTTTGTTGATATATTTATCGTAACGTTTTTTGTATTCTTTATCTTCGGGCGCATTGCTGTCTAATGCAAATTCAAGGTCTTCGTATTGCATTCTAACAGAGGCCTGTATTTCGTCTCCACTTTCTAGCCATTCCTTAGCCGTTTGATGGATTACCTTGTCTTTACGGAACTTATATACTAAAACTTGTGTGCTTCCGCTATAAGGCAATCCCAATGATGAGAAAGCAACTTTAGCCACGAACATTTCAATATATTCTTTCTTAACGATCGTGCTTGCAATCTTCAATTCGTGATCGGCAATAAGATAGTTTTTACCTTGTTCCTCGATTACGCTTTCATCCCAAATGCCGTTGTCATGCAAATCTTGGTGGCTATCAAGAACCAATGTTGAGTTAACAGCTATATACCAATAATCCTCATCAATCTCGATTGCCTTTTCTGCATCCATCAACTTGATTCCGTTCAACACTTTGCATGTTACAGAATTATTCTTTTCCCATGATTTTTGCTCGGAAGACTTCTTTTCCTCGATTATCTTAGCCAAATTAGCCTTAACATGAGAAAACAAATCTTCTTTTGTTGCGAAACTTTTATTCGGGAATAGATTTGATTTTATCATTTCTTAACTTCTTTGCCGATTTGTGCAATTTTTTTATCCAATGCTTTCTTTGCGTTAGGGTCTTTAACGGTGTTTTTAGCCGCTTCCAACTTTTCACATTGCTTTTTAGTTTGCTCGTTACCCATGTTTAATGGTATTTGATTGTAAAAATAGTTATATATAATACTTATTTTCTATTAGCTATTGTATTGAATAGTATAAAGTAGTATATTTGAAATAATGAAGCAAAACAGAATACAGGTTATTTTGCCAGATGGAATTGTCGAAAAGTTCGATAAAGAGGCTAAAAATCAAAAACGATCTAAATCAAATTTGGCTCGAAAGTATATTGTTGAGGGATTAACTAAGGATGACAAACTAACGGAAAAATGAAAATTCCAGAAACATACTACATATATTCTTTGTCTGACCCAAATACTGGCGATGTAAAATACATTGGCGCAACTAATGATGTAAATTCTAGGTTTAACATTCATATTTACGATTCTAAAACAAATGTAACATATAAAGACAGGTGGATTTCTTCTTTAATAAAAGAAGGATTGAAGCCTATTTTAACCGTTCTTGACGAGTGCCCATTTTATTTTTATAGAGAAAAAGAAGCGGAACAAATCGTAAAGC